TGACGAAGGCATCATTCACAGACAGACACCATACTTCATCAATACCAAGTGCCCTGAATTCGTTGAATGCTAGGTCATATCCAGGAAGTTGGAAGTTGCTACAGGTTGGTGTGAATGCCCCAGGAAGAGCAAACACAACCACACGTTTGTTATCAAAAATTTCAGATGTGGTAAGATTATACCAATCATAGTCACCGTTGTAGCAAGGGCGACGGTCTCTAAAAGATACTTCAGGTACTCGGATCATGTTGTTGTTTCAATTCAGGGTTTGGTTGTGAAGGAACTACAGGGTTCCTAGATTTATTTTTGATTACGATGAAAGCATCGTTTTGATAAGTAACCGTTCCAAATGGTTTCGCCCATTTTGGATTTGCGTCTGGATGAGTTGCAGTTCCTGTAACTGCTACACCACCAATCTCAACTGATAGTTCATCATTGGCGTCCCATCCAAGAGTTTCAAGAGCAATTGCAAATTGTCCAAGCATTCCAGGAGTGCCCATGACAGTTTCTTCAGGTTCTAGATTTCCATGCATCAATAAGTTTCAGCAAGTTTCTCTACAGCATAACACAAAGTTACTAAAAAAGCAACAGTGGTTGCTGTCCAAATTACTTCAGTCATCAGAAGATTCCGAAGAAGAGCTTACCTGTGAGTGAATAAGAAAGAGCACCAGCAATAATGCCGAGCATAGCCCAACGTCCATTGTACTTCTCCTTTACTTGATTGGGAGTATCCATCCCGTAGTTTTCGTAGTACATGGTGGGTTCTTTTGCCCACATGTTTTGCTGTCCACGATCATTCGTTGTTACAGTCATTTGAGTTTTGTAACGATTTACAACAATAGTATATAGCAAATCTAAAGACATGTCAAGCCCCGTGTCAGGATAAATAATTATGGTCTCAACCAACATAGAACAATGAAAAGATCGCTTTTACTCTTTTCGTTATTCTTTGCTATTCCTACTCATGCTGCTGAAATTACATCTAAGATTACTGATTCGGTCCAATTGAAAGTTGATGGTGCTGCTATTCAATCCACAAGAATTGGTGCTTCTTATTCCGCATCAGGAACCAACATCCAGGCTACATCCTTTGGTGGTGTAGGTGGAGCAGGATCCTACGATATCAATACTGCTGGGCAAGCATTTACATTTAGCGAAAGCTTTAATGCTGCTGATCCAACCAACGTAACAACACAAACAGTAACCAATGGTGTCATTGGTACTCCTAATCTCTATGGAGATAGTGTAACACAAGTTGGTGGTGATAAGGGAACTCTTGCTGGTACGTTATCTCCAACTGGTGTTCCTACTGTTACTGCTGGTGGTGCTGGTACATCTGCTACTGGTCAAAGGACAATCGAATTGAGCGTATTCAAATGAGAAGTATAACTCCCGCTTTGCTTTTAGCAGCGGGAGTAATTACTACTCCTGCTTACGCTGAAAGTGTTGTGCCTAATTTTACCAGGGGCACTATTACTGCGACTACAGAAAGTCAAACAAAGATCATAGAAACTATTCGTCAAGTTGAATATACAACTGGCACGTCTTACACTGTCACTGGAACTAATATCAACATTCCTGGCACTCCTGCTCCAGGAGCAAATTATACTATCCAAACTCAAGGTGCTCCGTTCCAGTTCAGTGAAACCTACCTCGGTCCTGGAGTGGCTAAAGAAACATGGATAGATCGTACTACCGAAACAAAATCTACCACAAACTCTATCTCTGTCTTTACTCAATAAGTTTGTGTGTATCACCTGTATTAGCTCAACAAGCACCTAGTAATACTAACATCGCTGGTCCTTCTGCTTCTGCTACTGGTAACGTAACCAACCAAGCAGTTCAAGTTCTACAAGGACCCTATGCTATGAATACTTATGGTGGTGGAGTATCTTGCCAAGGTCCAACGATGAGTGTTTCTCCCTTTGTATTGGGAAGCATGAATGGTGGAAATGATCCAGCAACATACCAAACTCATAATGGTAATGCTGGTGTCAGTATGGGTGTCAATTTTCCTCTGGATGGAGGACTAACAGAACTCTGTAAAGAGAGGGCGAGATCTGAAATCAGAAGACAGAATGCTGAAGCAGATAAAGCAAGATTAGATTTTGAATTAGTCAGGCTATTGAAGTGTGGTGAAGCAATCAAGTCTGGTATTACATTCCATCCAGACAGTCCATACTATAAGATCTGTGCCGACGTAGTTGTGAGGTATCCAAATGGATCTCATACCGCAAATAAATAATGCCAACGGAATTGCCAATATAAAAACTAATGCCAACGGAATACCAAAAGTTGGTATTGATGGTCCGTCTATTGTTCCAACAATAGATCCACCAGTCATTCAATCTACCCCACAACCAGTCATTCGTGGTCTGGCATTACCTGTCTTTCAAGCACCCGATCCTTCTATCAAGTATCCAGTCATCAATGTTCCTACCCAGGAAGAGTTTGATGCTGCTGTGAGAGCAGAGAAACAAAAAGAACAAGAGCAGAAAGAAGAGAAGACCAGAGGGCTTCCCGATGCTAAACCAGTCCTACCACAGGTTCAAGTTCCTGTTCAAAATTCGCAGGATAATCGGATTATTTCCGATGATACCCCTAAAAATAATCTAGGAGTTCCAGTCATTGAAGTACCAATCATCGGGGAAGTTCCAGTTCCTCCAAAAGAACAGGTTATACTTGCTGGCACCACTGCTACTGCTTCTGTCGCTGCGGCTCTTATTGGCAAATCTTTGGTGGAATGGATGGTAGGTAAGATGAAACCTATTGTTCAACAACTCTTTACCAGAGCGAAGAAGTTACTGAACAGAGATCTAACTGACTACGAAATCCAACTGTTCTTTGCTTTCGAGAAACAACAACAGATGAAGAAAGTTGCCAAGTTACTCAAGAAAGAACAAAAGAAACAGAAGCTAGATCAATACAAGAAAGCACAGAAGTAATTATACTTCTTCAAACAAAAGAGTATATAATCCACTCACATTCGCATGTTTTTCTGCTAATTCTGTGGTTTCAAATCTACGTGCTTTCTCTTTATCCTTTGTCCATTTAGGACTATCGTTGATATTATCTTGGAAGTAATCCCAGGTTCCAGCAAACCCTTCTCGCTTAGCAATATACATCAGAACAATTTGATAGGTAGTTTGATAGGTAGTTTTTCTTGAATTTCTTTGACGCCTTTTGGCATGACTGCCTCGATGATCTCACGCTTTGCTTGCTCGATTAGAGTTTCTCTATTCATGTAGGCATACACGCCAGCACCAACAGCAGTTGCGCTCAATACAAATGAGGCAACTGCTAACGCATTAAATACTTTTTGCATCATGCTCCTGTGCGAGGTTGAACGAAACCTTCCTCAAGTGCTTCAACTCTTTCTTCAAGAGATGCTGCGACTTCTTCTGCTACTGGTTCAATAGGTGGTGCTTCTACCACTTCTTCTCTACGTGGTTCTTCTTTCTTTTCGTCCTCATCATCACCACCTTTCTTCATGGTGTTGATACCAAACGTAGCAGCAGATGCTGTGAAAACTGTAGCGATGAAGGTTGGGTCCATCTTAGCAAGAAGACCAGCATAGCTAGCAGTTAGAAGAGCAGCAGACCAACTCAAAATGGCAATACGAATTAGTTGTCCCATAGTATTTTCCTTTTTCTTTTCCATCGTCGTGGTGGGTTGGGTCCGAATTTATTTATGCCTGAGCTTCTGTCCAAGAAATTCTAGCATCAATATTTTTAGTCTGACCATCAAGATTGGTTGCTCTAATAACAATAACTTCTGGACCATCTGGGAAGATACCAGTTGGGTTTGGAGAAGTCGAGTTGGCATAGGAAGTTCCACCACCACCCAATATAGAGTTAGAAATTTCTTTTACGATGGAAAGATCATATGAATTAACACCATTATCAGCATAGAAACCATAGATAACTTCGCCGCCACTAAGAGTAGTGCTAGTAGAAAGAATTGAATACTGAGCAAGAGATGTACCACCAACATTTACCCAGTTGTTGTTAGCACTAGGAATTGGATTTAAAAGAAGTTCAATAAAGAATTTACCATTAGATGAAGTATCAATTGCTCGTAGAATTAACTGCATTCTATTCACAAGTTCTCTAGTACCAAAATTACCAATCAAACTGTTATCCACAGAAGGAGCAACACGAAGAGCAACAACACCAATTGAAGCACCAGAAGCAATAGATCTCTGTGTTTTAGAACCAACGGTATAAACATACGCACGGTCATCATCGTAACGACCTTCCATGATAACAGATGAACCCCAGTGTGAAATTGTTGGAACAGAAGTTGCTCTCAAGAGTTCAATAGCAATTGGTCTAGTAGTGCTATATGTAAATGTTTGTG